TCAGGACATAGCGACCGATAGATGCCAAGTTTGATGGTGCCTGCTCAAACGCGGGCTTTTCCACGAGGCCAGCGACGCTGCCAGCGGCTGCGCCAGGCTGTACCACACCGTATTTCGAGATATCGGGGCCAGTGACCTCCATGACCGAAAGCTGCGTCCGACCGGAGGCCTCATATCTTCCGCGTCAAGTCCAAGCGCCTGTAGGGCCCGGCTCTGGCCTGCCGTGGCGGCTTCGCCCTTTGTGAGCGCGGCCCCCATGTTGCGGAATGAGGTCGCAGCGACCTCGCTCTGCGCACCAGCCGCCAGCATCGCCGAAGCGAAGGCAGCTGTCTGCTCAGCCGTGAAGCCAAACATGGTCGCCTGCGCGCCCACACGCTGGACCACGTCCAGAATATCCGCCGCACTTGAGGCCTGGCTGTTGGACAGATGGTTCATCGCATCCGCCAGCGACACCGTCTCGTCGATGGTGAGCCCGAGCGCCGTCATCAGGTTGGCCATCGAGCCACCCGCCTGCCCGGCGCTGATATCAAACGCCACCCCGATCCGGGCTGCGGCATCCGTGAAGCGGATCAGGTCCTGCCCGGCAATCCCGGCCTGACCCGCCGCCGCGGCAATCTCCGCAAGGCCCGTCACCGCGATGGGAATGTCGCGCGACAGCGCAAAAAGATCCTGCTGGAACTGCGCAAAGGCCTCAGGGCTTGGAAAGTCCACCACCTTGGCCACATCGGCCATGGCGCTTTCAAAATCCGAGGCCGCCTGGATCGGCGCGCCGATCGCACCGCGCAGGGCATAAAAGCTGGCCACCGCATCCACCAGCCCACCACGCGCGTCAGCAAGCGCACGGTTGTTGCGCGTGATGGCCGCGTTCAGGCGATCCCCGAAGGTGATGGGCTGGCCATTGCTCTCGCGGACCGTGTTCGAGATGCCCGCCAGCGCATTGGCCGCCCGACGCGCCGGGCTGGTCACCCGGTCCAGCAGTTCGATGACCAGTTGGGATGTGAGCTGTGTCATCTGATCACCTCATCTTCGCCGCCCGCGCGAGACAGCCTCCACGGCGTCGCGTCACCTCATTTTCGCCGCCCGCGCGAGACGACGGGCCTCGGCGTGCCAGAGCACCACCTCGGACCAGTCCATCTCGTCAAAAGCCGTGAGCGGCGTGTTCAGCCAGTGGGCGACCTCGGCAACGACCGATCGCCAGGAGGCGAAGCCGTGCCCTTGGGGAAAAAATCCGCAATCACCTCCGACAGCGCGGTGAAATCATCGGTGTCCAAGTCCTCGATCATCTCGACCGGATAGCCCGTCAGCGCCGAGGCCATGACAATGCCCTGGTCCAGGCGATCAGTGATGCCGTCGAGCGCGGCATTCATCCGCTTGAGGTCTTTGACCTTGGGCTTGGCGATGCGGATCTCGGTGATTTCGCGGCCCTCAAAGGTCACCGGCACGGACAGGGAAACGGTTTTTTGTTTTGCTGCGTCAGTCATGGGTCACCTCAAAAGCCATTGGGAAGGCGCAAGATCGCGCGCTCATCTGCGTTTTGAGATGTGCCGTTGACGCGCCAATCGGTGGTGAAGAAGTCCCAGTAGTATTTCTCGGCCCCCTCGAAATAGAGTTCGTAATGCAGGATTTCGTTGATGGCGTAGTCAAAGCCCTGCAACTCACCACGCTGGAACGCCTCCGGATTGGCCGTGCCCAGACGCCCCTCCAGCACCGCCTTGGCCTCGATGGCCACGCCGTTGCGCTTATCGCGCACCGAACCGTAAGCGGTGAACTTCTTGCGCGCCGTGGCCCCAAGACCAAACTGCGTCAGCAGGTCCGGATCCCAGCCCGCCAGCTTGAAGCTGGCCTCGAGCTTCTGGATGCCGAGCGCGACCTCGATCTGCACGCGCGAGCCGCCGGGATGATGGTCCTGAAACATCTCCTGCAGGTTGGGCAGCTGCAACTCGGTCAGCGTCAGGTGCTTGGAGGCCGTGGGGTTCTCATCGCCGCAAAACAGGTTTGCGGCCTCCATGATGTAGATGTTGCTCATGGTATTTCCCTTTATCCAGTAACGGTGCCGACCTGCGCCAGCAGATCATCGAGCAGCGCATCAAGCGCCGGGCGGTAACGCGCAGACTGAATGCCGAGATAGCGCAGCACTGGCGCCTCCTCAGCGGCAAAGCTGACCGTGAAGCGGCCCTGGCGAAGTTCCTCGGGCGTGTTCTGATCGCGGGTGAACTTCATCTCGAAGCCAAGGATATCGCCATCGGCCTTGAGATTGCGCAGGCCGGTTTCCATCGTGTTCAGGATCGCCTGGATGGTTTGGCCCGTGATGTTGAAGCGCCCGAGATAGAACCGCAGGGTGCGCAGCAGCATCAGGTGGATGAAGTCACGCCCGCGGGTCACGTTGTAAAACCGCCAGAGATCATCCTCGCCCGCGTTATCTGTGCCCACGAAGATGAACCCACCCTGGCCGATGGCACTTTCCACGCCCATTTCACCGCGCAGGAGCACGCCGACATTGGCCGACAGCAAGCGCTGCGCTTCGGTCGCGCCATCGGTGAGCGAGAAGTTGATGGGACGTGAGGGGCCAACAATACCCTGCACCGGCTGGTTGGCCCAGCTGTGGAACGGGCGGCCCTGTTTTTCGTGGTCGCGGCGCACGCCGATGCCGATCACCGCAGGCGACAGCGGCTGAACGACACTCACCCCACCGTCAAACACCTTCACTGCAGGGTCGACTGGGATCAGGCGTTGCGAGGCAATCGTCTCACGCCAGTCGATGGCGTCCTGCTCGGTGGTGGCGGGGCCATCGACGACCGCATGCGCCAGAAGCTTTTCGCAGATCGCGGGCAGTGCCGCACAGACCGGGTTGGCCTCACCGACACCGCGCTGGCTGGTATAGCCCGGGGCACAGATGAGGCGCGGGATGATGCCCAGTTCGGGACCTGCGGCGATGAACGCCTGCAGGCCGGTAGCGACACCGTGGCCGACGATATTGGAAATGGTCGCGTCCGTATCAGCGCCCTCCTCAACGCGCACGACCACGACCTTGGCGGCCACCTGGAACTCGCTAAGCTGCGCGTTGATCAGCGTGAGCGCATCACGCAGCGTGCCCGTTACGCCAAGCGCTGCCAGCTTGGTCGCGTCGTCCGAATAGAGAAAGACCGGCGTGTCAGCTGGGAACACCGATGCATCGGCATCGGGCGCCGTGCCGATCAGGCCCACAACGGACATATCGCTCCAGACGGGCGGGCGCGGCTCAGTATCAATCCGCGTGATGGAAATCCCGAAGGTCGGGTCGGACATGAGAAGGTCTCCTTGAATAGCCAAAACCCCCACGCGGCCCTCAGGCGCGCATGAAGGTATATTGGATGCTTGGGATCGGCGGCTGGCCGAGGTTCAGAACGACAGCGTCGGTGTCGTGATATCGAGGTCAGTTTTCGTGTCGGACTGGATCTGGACCTCAAGGATCAGCACCGGGCCAGCAGATGCTGTGGGTTCCCCGAAGACCCGGATCGCGCGGACAAAGCCACCGGCACCGTCATCGACAACCTCACCCACCTGCACATCGCGCACATCGGTGATTCCCAGCTTGGTGCTAATCTGTGTCAGGTCGGATCGCATTTGCACCTCCTCCGTCAATACGTCCCGCCATCGACCAGATCGATCCGGCCTTGCAGCGCCGTCAGCGTTGATTGCAGGTTGGAGACCTGCGCAATCGTATGACCATGGCTGCTGGCCGCTTTGCTCGCGAGCTGCGCCGTGAGGTTCGGAATATCCCCGATCCCAAGCGCCACTTCCCCGGCTTGGCCATTCACGGACGACACCGGCCCATTGGCCAGCACGCTTTCGGCAATATCCGCCGCGGCGGCCGCATCCTGTGCCGCCTGCTGGGCCAGGGCCAGAGCGCTCGAAACTGCAGCGGCCGTCTCGATCACGGAAGCTGCAAGGCCCGCGCTGGCAGAAATCACCCAATCGCCGTGCACGGCCGCCCCAATATCACCGTTGACGGCCACCACTTCGCCCGCCAGTCCGCCATTGGCGCGGGTGTAGCTATCGACCCGAAACACCGCCCAATCATTCAGGCTATCGTCAACATCGCGCGTCAGCACGACATAGGGCGTAGGCGCAAAGAGCGCCCGCGCAGGCGTGTCGTCGATCTCGAAGGTGGTCTGCAGGCCCACCGACACAGTAAGCGGCGTCGAGGATGTCGCCACCAGAAAGCCGTTTTCCGCTGCAGCTTGAGCCGCCGCCAGAGCCGGTCCAAGAACCTCGTTGACCCGCAACAGCCCCAGCGTCACCAGATTGTCACTTGCCGCATTCAGCCGTGCCAGCTGGCCATCGAGATCGCCAAGGCTCTCGGCAATCAACCGATACCGCCGGTTGAAGAAGTCCCGATCAAGACTTTGCCTGTCATTGACCCGAAGGTCCTCGAACCTCAGCATGACGTCACCCCTTGTTCATCGGCTCTGCCGTGGCGATCGCCTCTGGGTGATCTGCCTTCAGCCCATCGTAGATTGCGGTCGTGACAACATAGCGCGCGCCCGGGCGGAACCGCGCCCCGGCAAATTCAAGGGGACGGTTGACCGTCACCCGGTAGTGGGTCGGTTTGGATGCCATGAGGCTGCCTCCAGAATTGGATGATACGTTGGTGACGTCATTGCGTGGCGGGATCAGGACTGCGCGTATTCGATCAGCTCTCCGACCAAAAACGGCACCGCAGCACTCACCGTCGAGCCCACGATCTTGACGGCATAGGTGCTGACCGAGGTCACGTTGAAGATCGAGGTCCGCCGCACCGAACCATCTGGCAGAACCATGTCCTCAACCACATCGGCCGCCTCCACGCCGTCCAGCGTGGCCCCGGTCAACAGTGTGACCGTGCAATCGTGGGTCACGTCATTAAAGTGCTGCAGGTCCGTGACCACCTTGACGCTGGTTGTGGGCGAGCCGAGCGTGCGCGCCTCCGACACCCAGGTAAAAGCCGTCTTGGGCCGCGTCACCACCGCTTGCGAGCCCGCAAGCCCAAAGCCGGGCATCAGGTCCGTGGTTCCGGTCAGGGTCATGCGCACCGGCAGCAGCGCTGGCAGGCCCGACAGGTTCGGGCCATTGCCCTCACCGTCCAGCGCGACCCAGGCCCCATTGACCTGAACCTCGATATCAATCCGGCACGCAGGCGGTGTCACGCCCGGATGCAGCACGTCAAGATCGAGGATACCGCCTGCGAGCTGGAACGCGGTCAGCTCGACAGAAACACGCGGGCGTTCAAACTTCGCAAAATAAAGACGCAACTTCAGGTCGTCGACAAGGTTGCCCGCAAAGAAAGCCCCGTCGGTTGAGACAAAGAAGGTGCCCTGAACCACCCCGTTGTCGGTATTGGTCATGGCGACATAGTGATCGCCAGTGGTAATCAGAACAATCGCGTAGCGCCGACCCGCCGTCAGGAAGGTCGGCGTGATCGCCAGCCGCGTCTCAACCAGCGAGGGCAGCCCCGCTTGGGTGGAAACCGCGCCCACCTGAATGTCCGTGGCCGGCAACGTTGTGCGCGAGATCACCCGCGACAGGTCTGGCATGCCAAAGGCGGTCTCGGTCACCAGAACCGTCACATCCCCAGCAGCGGCCTTGCGCGAGACGTAGAGCCCGATCTGGCTGAGCCAGCCGTCCTGGCTGTTAAGGAACGTCTGCGCGACCTGCTGGCCGTTGATCGTTTCGGTCGTTGTGACACGGTCCCAGTATTGCTCCTCATAGGTATCGATCCAGAATTGGCGCACCCGGATCCAATGCACATTGCCATTGGCCACCCGCGCGCCGTTGGGCATCTGGTCGGGCACGCCGTTGGTGACTTCCCAGGTCTCGCCTTCAGCGCGAAAGATGTTATTGGCCAAATCATACGTACCCTGCCGCCACCAGCGGGCATTGGTGCACACAATCTTGCTTTCGCCATAGCGGCGCCGGGTCCGGGCCCGGCTCAGTCGACGGATTTGCGTCGCTTCAAAGGTATATTGGGCAAGCCGTGTTTCGGACGCGTAACCGGTCAAATCAAGCCGGAGCGCATGAGTGTAGTTGGGCAGGACAAAGCCGTCATTTTTGCTGACATAGACGTTATTGGGGTTCAAAAGCGCCAGCTGAGACGTCTGCGCGCCTGCACGCGGAAACCGGATGCCCTCCTCGACCACCGCATCAAACTCCGGATGATCGATCTGCGAGCCCTCGGCGGTCAGAAAGTGGTTTGTGCCATAAAAAATATAGGCCCCCGGTGCGTAAAGCTCCTGGCGCACCTCTTCGAGCTGCTCGGTCAATTCGACGATTTCGGCCTTGGTCGCATACCCCGCCATCCGGTCGGCCAAGGCTGAGAGGTCGGTGCGCAGCGTGTCCACCTGACCGCTGATCTGCCCGCGCCAGCTTTCGAGTGCGATTGTACGCTGCGAGATGTTGCGCAGGTTTGGCAGCTGCGTCGCCTGCCACTGCTCGATCGCCACGATCCCGGTGGTATCGAGCAAGACATAGGCGATGACGGTGACATTGGCATCGGTCGCAGGATAGCCGGGATCGGGGCCTTCGGTGCCAGCCACGGTGGAAATCTCCGCGCGGCGCAGGCTTTCCATCGCGACTGATTGCGGCTCGGTGGTCCCGGTCTGTGCGTCGATCAGAAAGTCGCGCGGCTGGATATCGGTCTCGACCTCCTGGCCGAAGGTGACGATGGCCACACGCTTGCGCGTGACCAGGGGCAGCACATTGAACATATCCACGATGATGTCCTCGCCGCGCGCATAGACCGCACCACCCGCGTAGAGACGCCCCGAGGACAAGGTGATCTCGGTGGCCGCAGTCTTGGTGGCCGAAAAGCCGGAATAGGCCTTGCCGCTTTCAACCGCGTCCTTGACGATGTGATCCATGGCCGCGCGCATGAAGTCTTGCGTGTTGTTGAGATCGGCGGATTGGAGCTCCTGCCGGTCGCGGTAGATGACGGTGCTTTGCATGGCTCAGACCTCTGTAAATGTGCCGATTGTGATCTCGCCGACCACGCGGCGGTCGCCCGCGCGGGGCAATCGATATGTCTTGGTGTTGATCAGGATTTTATCCCGAAGGGATTTGGCGACCATCACGGCCTCACGTGCATCCGCGATGGGTGCTTTGCTGGCCGCAACGATGTATCCGTTCACAAAGGCCCCTGCCGTGCGGGGATATCGCCGTCCCTTGATCCGCGTCAGGACCTCGGCATGGTAGGGCGGCATGCCCAGCCGTGTGGTGCCCAGATGGGTGGAGCGCTTGCGCGCATCCAGGCTTCGCTCCGGGTCATGGATATGCCAGCGCTCAAAGAGATGCTGCCAGGACAATGTCTGCGGCAGGCAGGCGCCGAGAATGCGCTGGCCGTCTGCCCCGGGAAACACCGAGGCCGATTGTGCCGGGTGGGTCTCGGCGATCATTTGCGGGCGCACATCGATCAGATCGCCTTTTGGCCATACGGTTGTGTATTGCTCGCGGCCCAGCCGGTAGCTGTAGGTCGTGGCCCGCGGGATTCGGACAATGCGTTGGCGCACCCCCATATCATCGATGAGGAACGCGCGGGCTTTGGGCGCGGCATCAAGATGGATGGCTGCCGTGGGTTTTGGCGCAAGGACCACCTCGTCATAGGCAATCGCGTTGAAATCCCCAACGCGTTCTGGCGTTACCGAGCGGAGCGTCAGAGTCGTCTCGCGGCCGTGATCATGCAGCTTTGCAGTGCGCACATAGCGCGTGCCCTGCACTGAGACCGGATTGTTTGGCCCGGCAAAGGCCGTGCCCGGGCCGTCTGGGGCTGACAGATACCGGGTGTTCCGGCCGGAGACGCCGCGCTTGATGAAGGGATAGACCCGGAGTTGCGCGAAACGGTCGAGATAGGCGGCGCGTTCCTCATCCCTGAGCGCCTGTGTCATGAACGTCTTGGCAGGCGGCACGATGAACCGCCGCGCCTCGGCCCCCATGACGGCCAGAGCTTCCGCGAAGGCGGTCTGTGTGCCCTTGATCGCGTGAAACGGCAGTGATCGCGCGGTGCGCGCGCGTTTTGTCTCCTCCGGCCAGTCCTTGTCCCACAGATCGACCGAGAGGCCCCAGGCGAGCCAGGGCAAATGGCTGCTCGGGATCTGATGCGGTTGCACCAGCGGACGCAACCCGATGGGCAAATCGGCAATGCGCGCGCCGGTGAGATCGACAGCCTCCTCGAAGGCTGTGCGGTTGTCCGGCAGCAGGGTCTCGCGGCTCATGGGCAGGGATCCTATTCATCGCGCAGGGCCGCGATCGTCACGGTGATCGCCTCCACCGCGTAAACCTCGGTCGGCCCGAGGACGATATCAGCGGCGGGCGTAACAAGATCCACCGAATGCACGCCTTCGACATGCAACTTCGAGAAGATTGCCGAGCGGCGCAGGTTCATGCCAAGCATCCGATTGGTTTCCACCCAGTCAGATAAGGCTGACAGGGCGCGGTCGCGCACGACATTGCCATCAGGACCCGGATACAGCGTCAGCTTTGCCTCCACTGAGATCCGGTGGACCCGTGGCCCCAAGACCTCGACCATGTCGGTCAGCGGGCGCACGTCATTGTCGATCAGCGACAAGCGGATGGTTTCGCGTTCCGTAAGGCTGGGCACCGGATCAGGTCCCGCCCGCAGGATCGTGACGCGCACCCGACCGGGCGTCGTCATGATGGCCGTGGCATCGCGTGCCCAAGGGGCCGCGGTGAGCGCATGATAGACATACGCCCCTTCAGGTCCGGCCACGGAGAACGCCTCCGGGGCCAGCTGCACGCGACGGCGCAGGCGATCATCGTCCTCAAGCACCAGCACGCCGGTGTCGTCCTCGACCTGCATCCGCTGCGTGCCAAACAACGCCGCGAGGTGGTCGAGGTTCGAGCCATAGGCCGAAGCCAGTAAAACCGAACGGGCCGCATCATTGATCCGCGCGCGCAGCAGCATCTCGCGATAGGCAAAGGCCTCGATCAGCTTGCGCGCGGGCTCACTTTCGAGATCAATGACGCCTGCGATGGCCGGAAACCGAGCGACCAGATCATCGCACATTTCAGTGACGATCGCCTCGTAGTCCAGCGTCTCGATCACGTCGGGCGGCGTCAGACCGGAGAGGTTGATGGCGGTGAAACGGCTCATGGTTGGGCCTCGCGTTCCTCGATCAGCACCCCATCCGGGTTGGCATAGGCATTGATGCGGCGCGCGCCTTCAACCGTGAAGTCGCCATAGGTGGCCCGTGGCCGGTACTCGCCCTCGAGGAAGAATTGCAGCCGTCCGTCGCGTGTCACCTCAACGATCTGAATGCGGGTCACGCGGTAGCGCGGCTCGAATTGCTCGATCGCAGAGGTCACCGCGGCAAACCACGGCGTCACCTCATTGGGCGTGATGGTGCGCCCCAGCAGGTTCGGGACAAACGATCCGTACCATTCGCGCATGATCCGAGCCCCAAACCGCGTGGTGAAGATGTCCTGCAGGCTCTGGGCCACGTGTGGCCAGCCCTCAATCACACCGCCGGTGGCGGCGTTGAGACCGACGGACGGGTTTATGCTGCGCGTGGCCACCGGTTAGCCCGCATCATCAGCAGTGGCATGATCCGCACCAAGATCAGGTTCGATGCGCGATGGTTTCTTGGGCTTGCTTACCTTGGCCGCGGGCGTTTCTGCCAGCGCTTCATCTGTCTCTGGTTCGGCCGTCACCTGCGGCACATCGAGCCGACGCAGCGTGCCGAGGCGCAGCTCATGCTCCGCCTGCTTGGCAGTCAAGGTCAGGACTGTCCCGACCCCGGTGTTGTTCTGCCCGGCGACGAAGCGCCCGGCCTTCTCGGTGATAGCGTAACGCGGCATTAATCTTTCCCTTCTGTTCAGTTGGCGGGAACGCCTGTTGTAGATGGGCCCGAAATCACCCCGCCGTGTATGTGTGTGGCGCCGATGTTCTTCCCGTTGTGCGTAACCGTGCCGCCGGTGATCTCCACGCCAGCGCGAGAGACGCTGAAGGTCACGTCGCCAACCGTGATCTGCGCCTGTGCGCTGGTGAACTCAAAGGTCAGCCCGCCGACTTCGCTGCGAACAAGATCGTCTGCCAGCGTCATGATCACGTTCCCGTAGGTCATGACGTTCTGATCTGCCGCTTCCGACGGGCTCGGGTTGCTGGCGTGGTGGGTGAGTGGCACCGCCACGGCCTGCTGGAAGTCGCCGGTGGGCGACATGGCCGTCAGCTGCTGGCCGACGGTCGGCGGCGTGTGAACCTTTAAGGCTCCAGAAAACTGCGCGTAGGGCACCCACGGGGAAAGGAACTGCCCGTCCCGGCCATGTGCCAGGCCAAAATTCAGCCGGACCCGTTGCCGGGCAGGATCGACCTCGGCAACGGTGCCGTGGCGCATCATACCGGCAAGACGGCGTTCCAGATCGGTGACCCGCGCGACAAGCTCGACGATTTCGCGGATTGCCATGGCTATGATCCTTGCGGCTCAAAGACGACTGTCTGGTCAAAATCCAGAAACGTGATGTCCACGAGCGGTTGCGGATCCGCATCGAGGTCCTCGACCGGCCCGATGCCGATCTGGTTTGCCACTTCCAGCGGGACACCAAGGGTTTCCGCAGCCAAGCGCCAATCGGCAAGTGGTGTGCCATCCATCTCCGCGCGCAGTAGGCTTGCGATATTTGCCAGTATGGGATCGGCCTCCATAAGAGCCAGCGCATCCCCCCACGCGCTGTTCGACGTCACAGCCCCGCCAGAAACCGGCGTTTCCACCAGATCGCAGGTCAGCACCAGCTGCCGCGCAGCAAAGCGCACGCCGTTTTCGGCCGATGCGCCGCGCCGGGAGAGGCTGCGCGTGATCCGGGGGACCAGTTTCATCCAGGCGCGCGACCAGGCGGTGTCATCGCGGGTCAGGGCGCGGACCACCTGATGCTCCATGATGTCGAGCGTTAGCTCCATCCCTTCGTCCGTGTGCGGAATGGCAATGGTGATTTGACCGCCGTCCCCATCAGACGCGGGCACTTCGACCCGGGATGCAATGGCGATCTCGATTACCAGCTCGCAGCGATGGTTGCCGCTGCCGAGATCGCGCCCCGTCACCTCAAGCTCGTGCTCGTCGGTGGTGAGCACGATCAGCGGCTGGCGCTGTTCAGCGATGGTCTGGTCAATCGGGTCGACCGCGCTGTCGAAAACCCGCGGCCCGGCCAGGGTCCGGTCGAGCAGCGCACGGGCGGCCGCGAGGCGCATGGCAAGGCGGGTCAGGCTCATGACGGCAGGTCCTCCCAAACGAGAATAAGGTTCAGGTCGCCCATATCCGTGTGCTGGACTGAGGAGACCGCATAGGTCGGGCTGCCAGCCCGGCTGGTGAGTCTGATTGTATCGCCCTTGGCCGGAAGAGCGGTCAGCGCATCGACCTCGGCCTTGGCGATCCAGAACTCGGCGCTGGCCGATGCCACACGCGTCGTCCCCGAGAATTCGGAGCCCCGGGCGATCCCCTTCAGCCCGTCATCTGCAGGGCCAGCGGAAAACACCCCATGGATGAGATGCTGCGGCCGCTCCGGGTCGACTGCACGCTCGGTGTATTGGGCCGAAACGCGCAGGCGTGAGTTTAGGTAATCTTTACAACCACTTCAGCGGAAAACACGCCGTTTTGGCAGAAGTCGCTACCCTGGAGCGCGAAGAGTTGCAGCCGTTCATCTCCGAGTTGAGGAACGATGTGGCACCATTGGAGGTTCTTGAAGATTTTGTGCGCAACTATCTCATCCACCTATCCGCACCAGAGAACGTGATTCTCAGCCTTGAGATCGCTAGCGAGGCAGTGCGGAAGCCTGACATCGCCAAAATGTTCTTGGAGAACCAAAATGCGTTGCTTGATGCATTGGCTGCCCTTTTGACGCGCGGAGTAAAAGAGGGTTGCTTCCGTTCGTTGCCTAACACGCGAGAGGCAGCGAGTTTGATCCTGGACGCGATGGAAGGCAAGGCGCTAAGGGCAACCTTGCAGACCAATAAAACTACAATTGATCACGCAGAGCTGTGGAACTTCATCAAAAGTGCCGTGATTAATCCGCGTGACTCACCGAATTGA